TCCCCACCCACCGAGTAACCCACCACCTGGAGGCGACCATGGTCTACCCGTACCTCGGCGATCACAGGCTTGAGCCGGACGATGACTCGTTCGAATGCCCCTGGTGCGGGGCTCAGCCATGCAACCAATTCGCCCTGATGCAACACCTGAAGCGCTGCCCGGTGAAGGCTGCGCAAGATGAACCGGAGGCAGCATGAACAAGAAGACCAGGCAAGACGTTGTCGACTTCATCGATGCGCGCTTTGAATGGGCGCGGGAGCGGTTCACTGATGTGCTTCGGGCCGAGCTCGACACTGCCATCGACCTCGCCGGCCTCGTTGGCGCGATCGATCTGCAGGAGCAGCGCTACTACAAGGAGCGCCTGAACCGCTTCGTCATGGATGATCACCAGCAATGGCAGATCGCAAACGGGAGAGTCGCATGAGTACCGCACCGGTCAAATCCCTGATTGACGAACAGCTCGAGCAGATCGAGCGCAGCCTGGCGATCATCGGCGTTGGTCTGCCGCGCGAGTTGCCAGTCCAGAAACTGCCGCCGGAGATCGTCGCGGCGCTCAAGGCTGGCCAGATCGCTGTGAGGCCCCGGCCATGACCATGATCTGCGGAAACTGCGGCCGATACGGCATTCGCTGGATGGGGGTCGTTAGTAATCTCACCCACACCGAATGCCCGCACTGCGGTGGGCAGAACTGCCAGCGCGAAGAGAGCCAAGAAGACGCCTGTCGCGAATGCGGCGCCATTGGCTGCAATGGCGAATGCTCAGGTGACGACATGATGGGGTGCTCCGGATGACCAGCTACCAGCGCGCCCGCTGCCTGTACATCTGGCGCGGCTCCTTCTTTGCCCTCCTCGCCTGTACCGCCTTCATGCTTGCCAGCGCACTGGCTGGCAGCATCACCCAATAACCAACTTGTCAGCGCCCACCGCATTGATGGCGCGGGAGATTCGCATGTCCGAAGAAAAACCCACCTGGCTGAAAAAGGATGTCTGGAAGCGGCAAGGAAAGGACTTCCTTGTGGAGATCTCTCGCCACACTGAACCTGCCTCGAGCATCAACCCATTCGAGGGTGAGAACCGCTGGTGTGTCTACGCGTACATCTACCCGAAACACCGCCTGTTTGATCGATTCGATGGAGAAAGCATGCTGCAAGACGCGGCCTGCTCTTTGCCTCTCCATTGCGGCCCGTCATTCCTGAGGGCACACCGCGGAAGCGATGGGCAGATTTGCAGCTATCAAGTTGGAGCCGACTATCACCACCACGGCGATGATCGCTTCACGCACTACGAGAGCGACAAAGACGCCTACCCAGTTTTCATGGATGCAGATGCCCTGTTCGAGCATCTCTCGCCAGAATAAGCCTATTCCTGAATCACGTAGCCGAGCACGGCGGCCCTTCGGGATAACCGTACCCCTTCGGGAGCGTAAGCGGCGAGAGCGCGCAACCATCCACCGCAGCCAGGGCCTGGAGCGTACCTCCGTGCCTGGGTGACCTGGCACTTCCCTTTCACATCGAGGTTCAAAATGAAATCCGTCGCCCACGTTGAACAGGACCAGGCGCCCGCAATCGTGGGCGAATCAGCAACCATTCTTCAGGTAATCAGCCGCGCCGCCGCCGATCCAGCCTGCGACATCGACAAGATGGAGCGCCTGATGGCGATGCATGAGCGCATGCAGGCGCGTGACGCAGAGGCTCAATTCAACGCCGCCATGGCGGCCATGCAGAGCGATATCCCGAGCATCGCCGAGCGCGGCGCCATCGTCGTGAATGGCCAGAAGCGCAGCGACTACGCCACCTTCGAAGACATCAACGACGTCATCAAGCCGATCATGCAAGCCCACGGCTTCGCGATCACCTTCAAGGTCGAGAACACCGCCGGCGGCTTGAGCGTCACCGGCATCTTGATGCACAGGGCCGGGCACCGCGAGAGCACCACCATGCTCCTGCCGCTCGACACCAGCGGCAGCAAGAACGCTGTCCAGGCGGTCGGCTCGTCCACCAGCTACGGCAAGCGCTACGTCATGAGCGCCCTGCTCAACCTGACCACCCGTGGCGAGGACGACGACGGCCATGCAGCCGTGCCGACGGCGAACGTCACCAGCGTGCAGGCTGCCGGCATCAAAGCGTTGCTTGAGCGATGCTCCCAAAACACCCGCGAATGGTTCAGCGGCGAATATGGCTCGGTCGAACTCGTGCCAAAGGGCCGTCATGACCAGTTGGTAGCCCAGCTGAACAGGGCCATGAAGGCCGCGGAGGCCGCAAATGCAGATCATCAGTGATGTCGAGCAAGGAACCCAGGCCTGGCTCGACCTGCGCCTGGGCATCATCACCTGCAGCGAGCTGGATTGCCTGCTGGTGAATGGGAAAGGGCCTGGCGGGTTTGGTGCCGGAGCCATCAGCTACATGAACACCCTGATCGGTGAGCGCATCACCGGCGAGGCAGCTGATCCCTTCACCGGCAATCGCCATACCGAGCGTGGTCACGAACTGGAAGGTACCGCCCGGGTCCTGTACTGCGACCGCGAGGACGTCCAGGCCCGCCAGGTAGGGATCATCCTCAATCACGGCATTGGCTACTCACCGGACGCCCTGGTCGGCGACAAGGGTCTCACCGAGATCAAGACCAAGCTGCCAAAGCTGCAGGTCGACGTGATCCTGGGCGGCGAGATCCCGAAAGAGCACGTTGCCCAGTGCCAGGGCGGCCTGTGGGTATCGGAGCGCGAGTGGATCGACTTCATCTGCTACTGGCCAGGGATGCCGCTGTTCGTGAAGCGTGCCTACCGGGACGAGGCGATGATCCGCAAGCTCTCGGAGCGCGTGAAGGCCTTCTACGAAATCCTTGATGAACGCATGAGCCTTGTCATGGGGACTGCAGCATGAACCCATCAATCGACCTGGAGGCAGCGAAGGCTGCCTTCTTCGCATCTGGTGGTCGGGCCACAGAGCTGGAGGGATTCCAGTACGTGCCCTTCCGCCAGCGCCATCACCCTGAGCCGAAGCCGAAGCGGGCCAGGCCAGTCAAGCAAGAGCGCGGCGGCGAGCGCAAGAGCCGCGCCCAGGCCCGCACCGCGCAAATAGCAGAGCTCGCCAAGACCATGAGCTGTGGCGAGGTAGCAAAGCTCCTTGGCGAAACCAAGACCGCTCTGTGGGGAGTGGCGGCGCGCGGAGGATTCAGGTTCTTCAGCCCGCCTAAGGCTGCCAGGCCAGTGAAGGAGAAGGCCGAACCCAGCCAGGATGACCGCGACCTGGCCGACAAGATCATCGCCCTGCGTGACGAGGGGAAGTCCAGATGCCGGACCATAGCCGAGCTGGGAATCGGCAATTGTCGGCTTGTGCGGATCCTCGACCTGTTCGATATCGATTTCCCCGTTCAACGGCGCCAGGAGTAGGTCATGAGCGAACGCGGTGAGCACCCCAGCGTTTACTACGATGGCCGCGACTGCCGCCGCAACGGTGGCAGCAAGATGGCCAACCCATTCGCCTATCACACGTTCCACGGCTCCTGGTTCCTGGCCGGCTGGAACGACATGGACCTTGAGATTGAGCAGAAAAATCCGAAGCGCGCTGCAAAGAACAAGGCGGCGTGAGTAGTTCAACCTACCGCCAAGCAGGCTGCATGAAGGAGCCAGCAATGCGAATCGACCTCCCAGGGCAGTGCGAACTGCCGATTCAGGTTGCCCATCACCCAGCATCGGCACCCACAGGCAGCAAGGAGCAGTTGGCCGAGCAGATAGCCAAGGCCCTGGTCAAGTACGAAGCAAGGCCATCATCAGCGCTATGGATTGAGATCCAGGCCTGTGCGAAGGCCATCCTGAAATAGCACGCTGCCCGCCAGCGCCTTCCCCTATTCAACGATAACGATCACGCCGCACCGGCGAGGACCGCCCATGTCTGCATTCCAGAAAAAGAACCCGCTCGACTTCAAAACCCAGTACGGCCTTGGCTTCAATCCGCAAGACGATGAGATCGTGGTGGACTTCTTCTGCGGTGGCGGCGGCGCCGGTACCGGGCTTGAGATGGGCCTGGGCCGGCCGGTTACCGTGGCCAAGAACCACAGCCCGGCAGCCATCAGCATGCACACTGCCAACCATCCGGCAGCGCGTCACTTCACAACCGACGTCTTCGACGGTGACCCGGACGAGGAATGCCATGGCCGGCCGGTGGGCTGGTTCCACATGAGCCCAGATTGCACCCATCACAGCCAGGCCGCCGGTGGTCAGCCGCGTAAGCGCGAGATCCGCAACCTGTCGTGGATCGGCCTCAAGTGGGGCGGCAAGAAGAAGCCTCGAGTGATCAGCCTCGAGAACGTGAAGCAGATCCTGCAGTGGGGTCCACTGATCGCCAAGCGCGACAAGGCCACCGGCCGGGTGATGAAGCTGGACGGCACCGTGGCAGCCGTCGGTGAGCGCGTACCAGTGCAACAGCAGTTCCTGGTGCCCGACCCGAAGCGACGCGGCATCACCTGGCAGCGCTTCGTGGAGCTGCTTGAGGGCATGGGCTATCAGGTGGAATGGCGAGTAATCAAGGCCTGCGACTTTGGCGCCCCGACCAGTCGCGAGCGCCTGTTCATGATCGCCCGCTGCGACGGCCAGCCCATCGTGTGGCCGGAGCCGACCCACGCCAAGAACCCAGCCAAGGGCCAGCAGAAATGGCGGACCGCCGCCGACTGCATCGACTGGAGCGTGCCTAGCAAGAGCATCTTCGGCCGGAAGAAGGATCTGGCAGCAGCCACCCTGCGTCGGGTTGCCAAGGGCATGAAGAAGTTCGTGCTGGACAACCCGCAACCCTTCATCGTGCCCATTGCGAACTGGTCGGGTGAACTGGCCCAGTCCGCGCAGGAGCCGCTGCGCACCGTGACCTCATGGCCCCGCGGCGGATCGTTCGCAATGGCCAGCCCTACCCTCGTGCAGACTGGCTACGGAGAACGCGAAGGCCAACAACCAAGGGTGCCAGGGCTGGATCAGCCGTTGGGCACAGTCGTCGCCGGCGGAATTAAACACGCACTGGCATCGGCGCACCTGGTCAAGTTCCGATTCAACAGCGAAGGGGCCGCACTCACCGGCCCACTGCCAACGATCACCAGCGGCGGAAACTACCAGCGACCTGCAGGTGCTGCACATGCCATGGGCATCTGCACTGCCTTCATCGAGCAGGCCAACGGCGGCTTCAACACCACGCCAGCGCGGGGCATGGATGAGCCCATGAGCACCGTCACCAACACCGGCAGCCAGCAGCGCCTGGTGACGGCGCACCTGGCAACCCTACGCAACGGCAGCACCGGTCAGCAGGCCATTGATCCACTCAGCACGGTTACGGCCGGCGATCACCACGCGCTGGTGGGGGCGAATCTTCTTCACCTTCGCGGCAACTGCGACGCACGAGCGATCAACGAGCCGCTGCATACCGTCAGCGCTGGCGGCACCCACCACGGCCTGGTCGAATACAAGCTGTCGCCCGAGCACGAGGCTGGCGCCCTGCGCGTCGCCGCCTTCCTGATCAGCTACTACGGCACAGAGAACATCAGCGCCTGTGACGCCCCGGCGCCGACAGTAACCACCAAAGACCGCCTGGGCCTGGTAACCGTCTTTGTGAAGGGCACGCCCTATGTGATCGTCGATATCTGCCTGCGTATGCTCCAGCCGCACGAGCTCTACCGCGCCCAGGGCTTCCCGGCAAGTTACATCATCAACAAGGGCGCAGACGGCAAGCCGTTCACCAAGACCGAGCAGGTGCACATGTGCGGCAACAGTGTCAGTCCCCCGCCAATGGCTGCTCTGGCCCGCGCCAACGATCCATGGCGAACAGCGATTGCGGGCACTATCGCCGCTTGAGCTTATCGACAGCGGAGTTCCCGATTCCTTTCGCGATTAGGAACGCATCCGCTTCCGTGCTGTACATCGCTGGTTTGAGCTCAACGGGGCTTCCGTTGACGCTTATTTCCTCAATCACCCATCCGCCTTGTACGTCCCTGCCAGACAAATTTCCGACGGTGACAGTGAAACCGTTGAAAGACTTGGTTGTGCTCATATCCCCTCCTCATTGGAGGGGCAATCTTACCGGCGAGGTGCTCCCATGCCCACAGAAAACCGATCCAGCAACACAGAGATGGTCAGCGTGCCGCGTGAGCGCGCCCTGCAGCTAATCAACCTTCTGGCCGGGGTTGCCGGCGCCGCACACTGGCTTGCCGATAACAGCGAGGATTGCGGCGACGAAGGCATCGACTGCCAGCGAGTCGACTTCGAGTCTTTGAGCGACGCCCTGGACAAGTGCGAAGAGCTGCCGGAACTTCCTGATAGTCCGTACGTGCGTGACGGCTGGTTGCGTGCGGCCGATGAGTTGCGTGCCCTGCTGGCCCAGCCAGCCGAGCAGCACCAGGGCAGCAAGATCGCCGATGCGCTGGAGGCATGCGAATGGCCAAACACACCAATCGGGAACAAGGCGATCATCCTGAGTGCCATACAAGCACTGCGCGCCGAGCAGCGCCAGGGCGAGCCGGTGGCGCTGCCTGAACGCAAGTCAGAGCCAACCGAAGAAAGTGACGTGTTCGCGGATGCGGAGAACTCCGGCTTTAACGCCTGCCTAGACGAAATCGCCAAGCTGGGGCCGCTGTACAGCCGTCCGGCGCAGGGTGAGCCGGTGGCGGTGCTGTATGCCGATGGCACCGTATTGACCAAGACAGACTGCGGCGATGGCTTCGAGATTTGCTGCAAGGTCGAAACGCCGCTCTACACCCACGCCGATCCTGGCAAGGTCGAGCGGCTGCGCGATGCGCTGGACGAATGCGACGGCGACCGCTGGAGGCTGCGTACCGAGCGCGACACCCTGCGCGCCCAGCTGGCCGAGCGGGATGCGCTACTGCGCGGAGCCCTCTCTGAACTGCAAGCGATGAAGGACGAGATCGGTTTCCGCGGCAACACGCTCCAGGTGATGACCGGGATCGAGGCCGCCCTATCCGCCAGCGCAGAGCCGGAGGTGAGGCCATGAAAATGTCGAGCATCACCGAATGCCGAGAGTGCGGCAGCACCGCCCTGACGTGGGACACGCACAACAAGAACATCAGCCAAGCGCAACACGGGCGCCTGACCACGCAAGACATCCGCTGCCAGTTTGTACTGGGTTGCGATCACTGCTCCGAGACGCTCGCTGTCGTGAGTGCCGACCAGGTTGCCGCGTGGCTCACGGAATCGCGAGAAGCCAGCGCAGAGCAGAGCGATGAATGCGCGCACAGCTACGCGAATAAGCTGGGCTGCCCGGAATGTGGCGAGGCGTTCGCTGGCGCACAGCCGGAGGCGAAGTCGTGAAGACGCACTTCGCACCATTCACCGACCTGGAAGACCTGGAGCAAGCGCCCTGCGGCACCTGGCTTGGAGGCACCTCTGAACTGTCAGGCGACTGGACCAAGGTAGATTGCCGGCTCTGCCAAATGCGCAAGGAAAGGATCACCCGATCTGCAGAAGCCGAAGAGCGCGCCATCATCGAACAAATGGGCGAGATGGCGGAGTTCATGCGAGCGGACAGCGCAGAGCCAAACGCCAAGCAGGCCTTCCACGACTACTGCGACCGCTGCGCCGAGATAGTGGCGCCATGGCCAGCGTGGAAGCGTCAAGCAATCAAGTCACCTCCCGTGCCTGCTGTTGTGTGCAGGCCTGGCATCAATTGCGGCAAGTGCTACGGATGCACAAGCAGAGCACCACGCAAGCAGCCCTGACCGCAAGAGCACATTTGTACTCCACCCAGCTGTAACCACTCTCCCCTCTATTCACTGCCGCGAGCAAGCGGCCAAGGAATCGACATGCTCGAAAGGACACCGATCAAGACGGAGGCCGAGTTGTGCGCGGCCTTCATCCAGTCGATGAACAAGCAGGCCGATTGGACCTGCTACCCCGAGGCTGCAGGCTTCGACATCCTGGCTGTGCACGCCAGCGGCAGGCAGATCGGCGTCGAGGCGAAGATGACCCTCAACGCCAAGGTGGCCGACCAGATCCTGCCGAAGGACTACGAGAACTTCTATGGTCGCCCAGGCCCTGACCATCGTCTGGTGATCGTCGGCAAGGCCAGCGATGCCAGTCTCGGCATTTGCCGAATGCTCGCGCTGCTTGGCGTGCCAGTGCTGCTCCCCCGCTGGATGCATCGCGGCGGTGACAAGTCGGGATGGGAATTCGAGTTGCGGTGCGAAGAAAGCTGCGGCAGCTGGGCGTTCTTCGCCAATGAGGAGTACCTGCACCTGTTCGACTGGAACCCGACTGAACGATGCCGGGTACCGATGGTGGTCGGGGCTCATCAGGCTGGCGTTCCATCACCGGTCAGCCTCACACCCTGGAAGGAAGCGGCGCTGCGGGTGATCGCCTTGATGCGCTCGCAGGGCTACATCGCGGCAAAGCAGATCCAAGAGCTTGGCATCAGCCCTACGGCCTGGACGCGCTCGACCCCAGGTCACCCTGGCTGGCTTGACCGCGGCACGGTGCGGGGAACATGGATCGAGGCGGAAACCATGCCTCCGTTCGACAAGCAGCACCCCGAAGCCTACGCCATCGTCGTCGCTGAATTAGCCGCCAAAGCCGACCCACAACTGGAGCTAACCGCATGACCCGCCTCGCCCTCTGCCTCCTGCTGCTGGCCAGCGGCGCCAGAGCAAAAAAAGGATTCTGCCAATGAGAAAAGTCCACATGTGGTCACGCATGGCAATGCTCGGCCTCATCGAAGTGAAGTGCGGCCGACTGGTCAAAGCAACCCAATTCACCAATGAACCGAAAGAGATCACCTGCCTCGCCTGCCTGAAACAGATGGAGAAGAAATTGTGAAGACCGTAATTGGAGTTTTCCTGGTTGCCGTTGGCGGAATGATCTTCGGCCATATGGTGGCTACTCACCAGGCGCGCACCCTGGATTGTTCAGCTATCCAGGCCGGCAACGAGCGCCAGCTCTCCCCGCACGAACAACAGAGCGGGCCATCACCAGCAGGTGCGCCTGCGCCATGGAATGAAGAGAGGTATTCGCTGTGATGAAGCCAACGGAGAAACCAGTACCTGATGCCGGAGCGGGCTGCTGCCGGCGAACCTGCAGCCATGGGGCATTTGGGGTGAGGTGTACAAATGCCCGCGGCACGCCGGCCCCGAGTGCGAGATGTGCGGAGGTGGCGGATATCGGTCGGTATGCAACAAAACCGCATGCCACGAGTACGGATGCCAGGGCGGCTCATGCTCAAGCGATGAGGATGCCTTCGAAATACAGCAGGCAACCAGGGGCGACCATGACCGACCTGATCGAAGCGAAGACCTGCACCTGCCCGAGCGGCGACGGCTCACTGCGCTGGCCGTGCCCGGTTCATCCGCCTGTCGAGGGAAAGTTATGACCACTGAAGCAACAAACGTACAGGCCCTGATGAAGGCCTGCCAGCGCGGCGTGGCCGGCAAAGGCCCGGCTATCGAGGCGGCAAACAACCTGCTGGCCGAGTGCTACGGCGTGCTGGGCAAGCTGGCTGCCGAGAACAAGGGGCTGCGCAAAACGCTCAGCGAGTGCATCGCCTCGTTGTCTGGAGAGATGGCGCAGAAGTTCGCCGGACAGAAGCCGGAGGACATGCATCCAGTCACGCGCCGCGACTACGAGCGCGACATGACGGAGCTTGCAGGCTACCGAGCAGCAATGACCAAGGAGGCGCAGCCATGATCGCCCTCACCTACATGGCCTACCTGATCTATCGAGGCCCGCGATGAACGACGCCAGCCTCTACCGCGGCGGCTGCCTGGAGGTCATGCAGTCGATCCCCGACGCCAGCGTCGACCTGGTGCTGGCTGATTTGCCCTACGGCACCACCCAGTGCGCCTGGGATGTGGTGATCCCCTTCGCCCCCCTCTGGGAGCAGTACTTGAGAATCGCGAAGCCTGAGGCGGCCATCGTGCTCTGCGCGGCTCAACCGTTCAGCTCACTGGTGGTGGCCAGCAATCCACGCGACTACCGCTACGAGTGGATCTGGGAGAAAGGCAATGCCACCGGCTTCCTCAACGCCAAGAAGCAACCGCTGCGGGCGCACGAGAGCGCACAGGTCTTCTACCGGCGCCAGCCCGTGTACAACCCGCAGATGACCAGCGGGCACGAGCGGCGCATGGCGAAGCGGAAGACGGTCAACTCGGAGTGCTACGGCAAGTCCCTGACGCTCACCGAGTACGACTCGACAGATCGATACCCGCGGTCGGTTCAGTTCTTCTCGAGCGACAAGCAGACAGCCAACTTCCACCCAACCCAGAAGCCGGTCAGCTGGATGAGGTTCCTGATCGCCACCTACACCAACCCAGGCCAGGTGGTGCTCGACAACACCATGGGCAGCGGTACGACCGGCGTCGCCTGTATTCAGCTAGGCCGGCGCTTCATCGGTATCGAGCAGGACGAAGTGCATTTCGGTACTGCCCAGCAGCGCATTGCTGAGGCAATCACCATCCGCGACACCCCGGCAGCGCAGATCGACCTGTTCGAAGCGCGGGCCTAACCCCTCCCCCAACTACTCAAGCCCGCCGACAGCGGGCATGGAGAGCTATTGCCATGACGAAACACAAGCACACCCCAGGCCCCTGGGAAGCCCTGAACGAGACCGAGGTTTTCACCGGCCTGGGTGCCGACAGCGGCGACGGCGTGAAAGCACTCCCAACTGACGGCTGGATGATCGCCGACTGTGGCGATGCAATGACATTCACCGAGGTTGGGCTTGTTGAGCTCGCCTTGGATGTGCGCAGAGCGAATGCCCGGCTGATCGCCCAGGCACCGAACCTCCTGGCCGACTTGGTTGATGCCGCTGCCCAGCTGCGCAAGTACGAAACCCTGCACCGGGCCAAGGGAACCGCTGACAGCCTGGCCAAGGCCGAGGTCAACGCCGAACTTGCCTCGCGCTTCGAACAGACCGTCGCAGCAGCCACGGCCTGACCACCTACCTGCCGCCACCGGCGGCGTGGAGACCATCCATGAACCTGATCGACTGCTACGTCACGAAGATCCTCGGCGAGCCGTACCGCAAGTTCGGCGCCTGGTGGGTCGATGTCGAGTACAACGCCTACGGGCAGACCAGCAAGACCCAGCTGATGGCCAGGACCGAAGAAGGTGCCAGGCGTTTTCAGGTTGGGCACCACTTCTTGGCCTGAGGAGGCCCACATGGCAAACGCCAGCGCGGCACAGGCCGCACGCATTCTGCCGCGCATCATCCGCGCCGGAGAAGCCCCGAATTACCTCGGCATGTGCCGATCCGAATTCAACAAGACGGTCAGGCCGCATGTGAGCGAATTCCCCATCGGAGAGCGCGGCATCGGCTTTGACCGGGAAGAACTGGACGCTTGGGTGAATGACTACATCCAGGCAATGGCAATTGCAAAGGACGGCTCAAAGGGTCGAGAATCGGCCGGCAGCGAGCCGTCATCTGGAGGGCGCGGATGGCGCGAAAGACAATCACAGGCCTTTCCCAAAGGAACGGCATCTGGCACATCGACAAGAAAATCAACGGAGAGAGACTTTACGAAAGCACTGGAGTTGGTGACCGGGCGGAAGCAGAAAAGTACTTGATCCATCGCCTGGAGCAGATCCGCCAGCGCAAGGTGTACGGCGCTCGACAGGTGCGGACGTTCCGCGAGGCGGCCACCAGGTACCTGCTAGAGCACAAGGATCAGCCGTCGATCAAGCTGACGGCTTTGTGCTTGCAGCAGTTGGACCTATACCTGGGCGACCTACCGCTGACGCACATCGACGACCAGGCGCTTGCCCCGTTCATTCGGGACCGGCAGACGGACGAAGATCTGCCGGATGGGAAAGTGAGGAAGGCGGTCAGCAACAGGACGGTGAACATCGCCATCGAGCGGGTGATCCGCGTTATGTCGCTGGCTTGCCGAAAATGGCGGGATGAGGAGCGCAGGCCCTGGCTCGACAGCATTCCGCTGCTGGCCAAGCTGGAGGAGAAGAGAGCCAGTCGAAAGCCCTACCCCATGTCGTGGGATGAGCAATCGATTCTCTTTGGGGAATTGCCGGAGCACCTGCACAAGATGGCCTTGTTCAAGGTGAACACCGGCTGTCGCGAGCAGGAGGTCTGCAAACTGAGGTGGGATTGGGAGATTTCGGTACCCGAACTGGGCACCAGCGTGTTTCTGATCCCTGCCGACTTCGGTGGCAGGCACGAGAACTCAGGTGTGAAGAACCGGGACGAGCGCCTGGTGGTGCTGAACGCCGTTGCCAAGTCGATCATTGACGGGCAGCGCGGCGCCAGCCGGGAGTGGGTGTTCCCGTACAACGGTACCGGGATGCACAGGATGAACGACTCGGCATGGAAAAAAGCGAGGGTGCGCGCGGCAAAGCTCTGGCAGGAGCAAAACTTGCGACCACCACACCCCGGGTTCGCCTCGATCAGGATTCACGACTTGAAGCACACTTTCGGCAGGCGCCTGAAAGCAGCGGGTGTAACAGAGGAAGATCGGAAGTCGCTACTTGGCCACAAAAACGGAAGCGTGACCAGCCACTATTCTGGCGCGGAGCTCGGCCAGTTGATAGAGGCGGCAAACAAAGTTTCAGCGACGGACTCGCGTGGGCCGGTGCTGACAATTCTGAAGAGGAGGCAGGCGTAAAAACCTGAGAAGTCACGCAAAAGTCACGCACATGAAAAAGGCCACTCCTTGCGGAAATGGCCTAAGTCATTGGGATTATTGGTCGGGACGGAGTGATTCGAACACTCGACCCCTTGCACCCCATGCATGCCAAGCCACGTAATGGCATGATATCACAGCACTTTTTGGCGCGCTCGCTGCAATCGACCGTCAATAGGTGTCCGTTGGCGTCCACAAGAGTCACGCATTTCTCACGCAGCCGTGGCTGCCCATCTTCGGCGTCCTGCCGACCTTTTCCCTTCCTTTATATACCTACTGCAGTATCTCCTGCCCCAGCCTGAAGCTGAACGTAGGCGCGCCAAGGTTCTGGACAGTTCTGATCCGCGCCCAGTAGCCCGCGGGCACGTAGCCGATCACCTGCTGCGTCTGCGGCTGCACGCCCTGCAGTGCAATGGCCAGCGTGTATACCTGGCCCTGACCGACCACGCCAACCTGCTGCACATTCGTGGTGAACGCCTGGTCGCTGGCAATCTCCAGGAAGACATCGCAGTTCTGGCCGCCGGCAATACTGGCCGTCACCGTGCACTGCACGCTGTACCTGGCATCCGCGTCGCGGGTGGTGCTGATCTGGAACGCCGTATTCAACGCCCTGGTCGCGCTGGCCTGGCTTCGGCTTGTGCCGGATGTGACCCTGCCCTGCGCGTCCGTGGTCACGTTGGCATAGCTTCCGGCCGTGCCGGTGTTCGGCATGCTGATCGTGCCGGTGGTGGTGATCGTGCCACCCGACAGCCCGGCGCCGGCGATTACGCTGGTCACCGTCCCTGTGCCAGGGGCGTAATTCGGGATGTTCAGCACGCCGGATGAGCTGTTGTAGGTGGCAGCTCCGGCCGTACCCGTGGTCGTGAGTGATATCGAAGACCGCGCGCCCGCTTGGTTGATGTAGGCCGATGGGTTCGTGGCGCTGTAAGGCGTGAAGCCTAGTGCAGCGGTCACCTGTCCCGAGGTGATGCCAGTCAAAAAACCTGATGGGTTGCCGGTCAGTGGGTAGGCATCGGTGATCCCATAGCCATCCCGCGTGGTCGGCGTTGCTGTGATCGTCGACCACGCCTGCGTGTGTGCCGCCGGGGCGAAGGTGCTCGGGATGCCAGCTAGGTCTGCGTAGGCGCCGCTTGTCGCCACCGTCGAAAATGCTGGCTTATCCGTGATGCTGGCCCAGGTTGGCACGGCGACCACCGCATCAATCACACCGCCATTGATCGTCAAGCTAGGGCCGAGCGTGAAGAATACCGGCAGGACTGTTGATCCGTTGAATCCGAAAATACCATTCGCGCCGCCGGTAGGGATGGTTACCGTTCGACTCAGCGTACCTGTGTCAAGCGCGTTGCGCTGATTTATGAACAGGTCGTTGGCCGCGCCCATCGCGAGCGCAGGCAGCAGAAGCAGTGCAGCGAGAATCTTTTTCATGAGGTGGCCACCCTGGCAACAATCTTTCTGGACGTGGATACGGTGTTGAACACGATGAGATCGTTCTGATTCATCGAGGCAACGTTGTTTGCGATCAGGACGCCGGCCTCCTCCGTGGTAATGGTGAGCTGCGCGATTGAGTTGTCCGCGGTGTAGATAAAGAAGCGACGGCCAGCCACGAGGCCAACCGGGAGCTTAATCGCCACCTCGGACAGGTCGCTTTCCGGCCACAACAGAACGTTGATGATGACGGAGCTGGTGTCGGGGATCTGGATTGTGCCGCCCTCTACCGGTGTGAAGTCGTATTCAACCGGTGGCGTGCTGGAGCCACCGCTCCCTCCAGAAGACAGAGGGCTGACCTTGATGATCATGGCGTCCACTCCTGTACGCTGATTCGGCCCTGCTGCCCAGGCGCAGTGTTAGTCGACCACGACATGACCCAATAACTGGTGGTGAGGACCGTATTGCGAACTGACTCACCCATGGCCACAGGCTCGCCATGGCGATTATCCGGGGTCGTTGGTGGACTCGAATCACCCTCCCACGTCACCGTGTGATAGTCGGACTTGTTGGTCACCTTCAGTGATACGCCAGGTGCGATGCCAGTGGCGGCGTATAGCTCGACCCACGTGTTCACCGGTATGAATAGGTCTGGCAGCATTCCTTTCCCCCTCCCTCACTTTCCGTTTTTGATTCCGTCGACAACCGCCTCGCAGGCCATGCCGGCTATTCGGCTTCGCTCAAGCGCTGCTGCGCAGCTGCCCGCCATTCGGTCAGCCTCTTCAAGCAATCCCCCGAGCACCACGACGGCAGAGGCTCCTGCCTGGCGCTGCTGGGAAGCGACGGCGCCGCAGGTTGCACTTCGGACGGCTCGCAGTCGATCGATTTCCCCGCGCAACCCGCCAGCAGCAGACTCAGCAGCAGCGGCGCGGCCTTGGGCCAGTTCCAGTTGTTGTCGTGCACTTTCACCCTCCTTGTCCGCCAAGGCCTGACGGCGCTGCTCTTCAGTTCTGGCCTGCGCCGCGGTGCGTCGATCACGCTCAGAAACCTGCAGGCGGTAGTCGGCCAGCTCGCTGCGGGCAGTGTCGGTTTCGCCCTGGGCAGCCACCACCCGGTACTGCTGACCGCCGGCAACCAGCACCATCGCGATCAGCCACCAGCACCAGTGCGGCACCGAGCCAAGCCAGTTCACGACAGCACCCGAACAGCCAGGTCATACAGCGCTTTGCGCTGTTCCGCGCCGTGCGGCACCCGCCCCGGCTTGCCGGTGTTGATGATGCTGCCGATATCGCTGAAGCGGCCGGCGTCGGCCAGCTCGTTCAGACCATGGGCGGCCCACCACCAGGCGGCGGACTGGGCGGCGTGCTCTGGCTGCTCGAGTAGTTCAGGCTGCTCTAGCAGTGGAAGGCCCAGGGCTTGGGCCGCAGCGCGGTAGTTGTCACGGCCAGTCAGCTGGATCGGGCCGCGTCCACGGTACCGCCAGCCATCACCGGAGGCCTCAGGACCATTTCCCATCCGTCCACCGTAGACGCGGTTCGCGATCTTCTCGGGCTGGCGAGCATAGGTGTCAGCGGCGCCGGCAGTAAACCGGCTCGGCCAGGCGCGCACCAAGGCCTCGGCGCTGTAGTTCAGGTTCTCCACCATCCGGCGCAGCTGGCCAGACTCATGACCGACCTGGGCCAGGAACGCAGCCTGGCGCACCGAACTATCGATCTTCCATCGCGCCATGGCGCGGTTGAGGGCTGGTACAAAAATGCCGGCGACTGGGCGCGCATTGGGGAGGATCTGCAGCAATTGCTGCTCAGTGATCTGCATTCGGGTCTCTCCAGGCACAAAAAAGCCCGCGCGCGGCGGGCTCTATACAAAAAACGTTCTATCGAATCAGGTACACAGCGCTTGATCTATCTCCAGACGAGGAGACCTTAAACCCGCCATCTCTAACCCGTCCGGTCTCAAGTATCACACCATCAGACTGAACTTCTTTGACCGACTTCCAATTCAGAGACTCAGGAACAGGAAGGAAAACATCTGTCTGGGCCGAGCCGAAGTCGACCACAACAACAACGTCATCACCAACCTTGAACCATGTGTAAGCCCTTGCCTTTGGCACCACGGCCGCACTCCACACGCTCCTGAATGCTATAGTATCAAGGAATGTTCCAGCCCTCATGAAGCCGCCGTCTGCTCCATCCTCTCCATATGCCTTCGGGTACTGTTTCTTGTTTGCAGATATGAAGGCAGCATCATTTACTAGTGTCGAGCGCCTGACTGGAATTCCATTGTGATGGGCAGGACTGTATCCAATGGTTACACCGTATTCAGGCACTGATGCTGCTTCAGATATTTGCATCATTCTGGATGGCGGATTATTCGGGTCAGCCCAAGTTGACTTTGTAAAATGCATTTCTTTATTTATGCTTGAAGACGGAACTCCGCCAGCAAAGTCATACGCTTTTCCAGATACAACAACTGGCCTGACCCCGGGGACGTACTGAATAATCTGACCAGAAACCTCTGGAAGTGGGAATGCCTGGACCGAGCCCGTGTAGTTAATATTAAGGCTGGAAAGAAACTCAAGATGGTCACTTATAACGCAGCTACCGTTCGCCGCGAAGTCATACGAAACAACCCTAGCAACATCATATGAAGAGTCTTCAAATTCTGGCTTTACCTGCCGACCAAACCCATACCTTGCATTTTCAGCAATACGTTCAGGGTTAAGAATTCTGTACGATTCAACAAACTTAACTGAAGATGCTGTATAAACACCATCATTGATGACCTTAACCCCATCCACAAGCAAATCTATTTTCCTGCCACCTATTGATTTCAATACTTGAGAAGTCTCAGAAGACTCAACAACAAGAACCCGCTCTGTGCGATCCTGCCGCACCATCTTCCCCCCTATAGAGGGCTTAACATAAACCCAGGATTCTCCTGAGCCAATATTATCAGATATGAACTCTAACCAGTTCTGGTCAATTACTTTATTCAGGGTATACCTATACCCTAAAGAGTCAGACCACTGCGACCCAATATTGATAACCCCCATTCCGTGAGATGATGACTTTACCTTTGCTCCTATGTACGCCCCATGGTTTGAGCCTATATATGTTCCATTGTATCTGACTGGAGCAGAGTCATCGATCTGCACAGCAATAATCTGCCCTGCAGAATATGATCCAGGAATGTCTAATGGATTGTTAACAGCATTCTTAACCCTGGCTGATCCGACAAAGTCAAAGATTTCATTCTCGCCAGAAGACATTGATAGCTTTTGAATAAGAGTGTATTCGGAATCAAAAGCTGACGATATATAAACATCGCTTCCAATTTTAAGCATCGTCATTGATGGCATGCTTTTATCGCACCCCGAAATGAATGATGTAATGAGTGTTAACAGCGCTAGATATCTAATCACGGTGATCTTCATCCATTGAATTCTGATGGCATAATACCTAACCAGCAGAAAAAATGGTAGTCACCCCCCTGGAGCCACGAATGATTCTACCATGTAGTCTGGGAGGATATTCTTCATCTCGGCGAACCAGTCAACATATCTTTGATCATCACTCTCAATCTCAGCGTAGTTCTTTATTTCATCTGCCTGACCGTCTTCAGCCTGTCGATCAGTCTGTGAGCTTGACCAGCAGCTAATTATTTTTACGTGTTTCTTGTCGGAGAACTGAACATAAACTAGAGACATGTCGTTTTTCCTCAGAAAGAAAATCCTGTAGTGCCGAAGTTAAATGTTGGTGACCCAGCAGACGTGGTACACGTGTAATACATAGTCTGCGGTGTCAGAATTTGCATGTCAGCGAAGTACCCCCATCCGTTGCTCGCAACACTGTTAGTACCAGACGTTGAAATCTGGCCTGCTCCATTTGACATAGGAGAAATAGTAGCAGTCAAGATTGCTGGCTGCGCCGTTGAAAGTGCGTTAATTGAGACTTTTGCTTTTTTGGCATTCAGCGGAATTGCCGAAGTAGCAACTAGCGTAGACGAAGATTGATTGGAGTTCTGCACAACGATAGACCTATACTGAGTCGCAACATCTCTATCATTTGAAAAGCAGGTTGGAAACTGGCCAGATG